TTATCGTATTTATTTAAAATATTAGAAAGCTCTTTTATTCTATCTACTAAATCTTTATTCCCACTTTGCGTTAAAAAAGTATTTTGATAAAAGTTAAGTTCTGTTTGTTTCTTCTTTAAGTCGTCAGATACCTTATTTATATTAGTGTATAAATCATTCTTTTGTTTAAGAATTTCACCAGCACCCATAGTTTCTAGCTCGGTAAGCTTTAAAATTCTAGAAGATAATATATCTTTTTGAAATTTATCAAAAACTTGAGATTTTTGATATTCAGATTGAACGTCTTTATTGCCAGCATAAGCATTTAGTCTTTGTGCTTCTTTTGGATTTGCTTTTAGCCAATCATTAAAATCTTTATTGTATATAAGATTATTCTTCAGCATTATTTTAGATAATGGCGGAAGACCATTTATACCTGCTTCTATTATTTTATCCTCTTCACTTTTAACCGCCATGGTAGGCTTTGCTGGAGTTTGAGGAAGCATTCCTATTATTTCTGTTTTCTTTTGCTCTTGCCCTAAAGGAGTTTTGTCCCAAACTAAATCGTTAGCCCTCTTTAAAAAAGGATTTTCTTGAGGAACTGCTGGAGTAACAGGTTCTTTTACAGGCTTAGCCATTTTCACAGGCTTGTCTACCACAACCTCAGCTACATTTGCCTGTAAAGGAGAATTCTTCATTACAGGTAATGTATTTGTATTTCTTATGTCCGTTGAGAACGATGGTGTAGCAGGCTTTTTTGGATTTATTGAGCCATAAAAATCATCAAAAGGCACATCTTTAGTAAATGTTTCGTCCTTACTACTAATCCAAGAATGAATATCAGAAGCATAGTTTTTATCCTTCATAGACTCCTTGAATTTATCTAAACTAACTTCTTTTTGATATGTTTTATCTAAAGTTCCTAGGTAGTTATATATTTCGCTTGTGTAATCTGGTTCTTGTGGCATATCCTAATATTTTTATTTTTTTGGTCTTGGTGCACCGCCTGCTGAAGCTGGTTTTGGTTTAGGTGCTCCGCCTGTGTTGGTTGCTGCTTTTACTGCTGGCTTACCTTCCGATTTCATTGACTTCCAAGTCTTATCGTCTATTCGTAATTCTCCGTACACAACAGAAAGCGGAACTTTTATTGATGCAGGAACATTTTTATAGTCTCCAGTTGCATCTGAATACGCTTCATTTTCTGGAGTATAGTCAGCATCACCTATTTTTTTTCTCTTACCTATAACAAGCCCTGTTTCGTCATCTAGCTTAACTACATAATTAACCTCTGTGAATTTTTTTACAGAATCGTCTTTTGAGCCTACATTTAAATTATAAACGTCAGGCTTAGAACCTGCTCTGTTATATCTGTATAGTGTTCCGTCAGGATAATCTTTACTTGTCTCTGGATTTAAGTCAACATCTTTGCTCTTGTAACCTCCGCCACTAGTCGAAGTAAAAGTATTGTTTATGGTTAAACCTTTGCTAAGTGTACGAGTATCACCACCCATTGTCTTTTCTCTTAGAACGTCAATAAATACTTTCTTAGTAGCTTCGTAAGGAGTTAACTTAGGATTAGCAGCTATAACTGCATCTATTTTAGGTTTATTTGCGTCTATAAAGTTTGCTGCTATTTCAGGATTACCTTGATAATCACCATCTACACCATAGCCTAAAACATTATTAGCTCTTTCTGCCAATATATTTTCTTTAACTGGATATGTAACTATATTCTTGCCGTTTACGTTTATTGTTTTTGATTTTTTGCTGTAATCATAAGAAGACTCGTCTTTAGAAATATTAGAGCCTATATCAGTCATCATCTTATTAGCATCCATTCTTTTAATCATTTTTTCAGGAGCTACACGAAACACATTTGGAAGATTTTCGTCTGCCTTTATTCCGCTTGTAGCGTCTTTTGCTCTTTCTGTTAAATATGGAATGTTATGTTCTATTATAGCCTTTCTATCTTCTGGAGATATTAGGTAATCATTTTTACTAAAAAGTTCTTTAGCGGCAGCTCTTTCTCTAGTAGCCTCTTCTTGCCTACCTAAATCTAACTTATATTCATAATTTCTCTTAGCGTCTAAGTAACCTCTAGTCATAAGCATATCGTTTGCCATTTTCTCTACATCTTTTCTAGCTAATTCATCAAACTTTCCACTAGCACTTATTTTTGCTTGCAAAGCCTTTTCTTCTTTAGCCTGTTTAGCCAATCTTGCTGCCTCAGCCTTTTTTTCAGCTACACTTATCTCAAGTTCCTTATTAGCCGCTCTTGTTAGTACGTTACCGCCAAAAGCAGCACCGCCTTTATTTATTAAGCCTAAGCTCCCTGCGAGTCCTATAGTATCTTCCATTATTAAAAATTATTATAATCCATACCTTCTGTTGCTGTGTATGGTGTTTTGTAATATTCTTCAGGTTGAGGGAACATAGAATTTCCTGCATTTGGTTTTGCGTAATTTCCAAATCTATTACCTAAATTCATCTTGCCGCCTGTTCCGTAGTAAGTTCTAGCTAGATCGGCACTAGGCATTCCTACTGTAGCTGTAGGATTTGCTCCAGCCAATCTTTGTGCCATAAGGTCTTTAGTCATACCGTAGCCCATTAAATCACCTCCCAAATTATTTAAACTATTTGCTATCATAGCCTTATTACTTTGAATAGCCTGACCTAAACCTTGCTCCTTCATTAATCTTCTTTGTAAAGCTGTTTGAGTATTCATGTTAGCTAAACTTTGATATTGACCCATAGCACTTTGTTGTCTACCCATGGCAGCGTTATAAGCACTTCTTCTTAGAGCAGCATCGTTACCGCTAAATTGATTTAAAGCATTTATAGATTCTGCGTTACCCATTCCGCCAATAGCTCTTGACAATTGACCGCCAGCCATATTTTGAGCGTTAGCGTTTCTAGAAGCCATTATTTGAGCTAAGCGAGAGTTATATCCTGCTGTTTCTGCTCCTGTATATCCTTGAGGGTTAGCAACACCAGCAACTGCTTGCTGATAGAAACTATTTAATCTTGCGTCTGGGGTATATTGAGGAACTGGCTGTGCGTCAAGTCTAGCAGCGTCAGCTTCTGCCTTTTTTTGTGCTTGATAAGAATTATACATATTGTACGCTTGTAGTCCTGCTCCTATTCCTGCTGCTATTAATGGTAAAGCCATAATTATTTTTATTTAATATTGCAAATGTAATATATAATCGAACAAAAAAAAAGCCCAATATTACTACTGGGCGATTTTAATCACATGAAGAACTCGGGTCAATCAAACCCAACAATCGAGTGCGAAGATAGAAATATTTTTCTCATTTCAAAAAAGTTTTTTAATTATTTTATTATTTCTGATTCCTTCCTCAAAAATCTTTCTACTTCTTGTATAAACTGTATCACCTATTTGAAATACGATACGAGGATTAGCCCCATACCATATTTCAATAATCTTTATCTTTTCGCCTTTGTCGGTCTCGTAAATGCCCTGCTTAAGTATTCTAATTTCCATTATCCTAAAGCTTTTTTAATCATATTGAAACCCATCTCGTGATTGACAAACTGAAAACACTCGTCCTCTAAGTTTTCAAGAATCTTGTAGGTGAATTCTTCTTCGGCATCCATATCTTCCTTCTTAACTTCTTTGCTCACCTTAAAGGCACTATCAATAAACGACAATAAATACTCTAAACTAATAAATCCGTCCTTTAAAACCTTGACCGTCTTTTTATTACCTATTCCAACCTCGTATTCTCGAATAAAATCCTTGTAGTGTTTGGCTGCGTTTAAGGTGGCATGAAGACCAACCATAGAAATCCTGATATTAGTCATAATCTTGTCTTTGTCAGTCTCTGGCATTGCTGCCCATTGCGATTTAGTTATCATATATTTTTATTTACTAGTTTAAAGTTAACATTTTTACTTACTCTTTCTTCAAGCACCTTAATGCATTTCTTTTGATTATCCTCGTTCATCAATGCTGTAATTTCCTCAGGAATAATAATTGCAACAGGATATGCTCCAGTCTTAGCATTAGGCTTGAACTTCTGATTCACTTTCTTTAGTAAATATTCTACGCACACCTCGTTTCTGAAGAAGTTTTTATTTATATCTTCTAGCAAATGAGCTACATCTATCTTTGTTATTTCTGATAGTCTTTCAACTGATATTGACCAAGATGCAGCCTCTTCCTTAAATTCTTTTGGGGTTAAATCCTTATGGATACCCATCTTGCCGTTTTCCTTCATTAGTAATCCTTGGCAATACTCCTCAGATTTGTTTAAAATAAATGAACATTCTCTGTAATTTAGATTCTTTTTCATGTGTTTTTTTTATAGATTATTTATTTTTTCTGTAAGTTCTATTTGTTCTTTTAACTCTTTAATTTCATTTAGGAATATAAATTGCTCCTTCTGCAACCTTTTAGCCTTGGCATTTAGCAAAACATTCTCGTAATTAAAGTTTGCGAACACCTTTGCGTTAAACTGTTGCATACGATAAAGTATTTCAAGATGCTTTAAACCGTTTTCTTTTTGTGTGCCTTGTGACTTTATCACTTTAACCTCAAACTGCTCTATAAACTCGTCAAACTCCCAAAATTCTGCATATAATCCTATGTTTCTATTGTTGGTGTCAAACAAAGCAAAATATTTGTTAATAGACTCAAGCATAAGTTTATACTCTTCTGTTCTAATCTTCTGTATTTCTTTATATTCTTCTATTTCCATATTTAAAAAGGGGTGTAATCTTCTGGTAAATCAAAACTTGCTTGTGTGGCTATCTTCTCGCCTATCTTCTTTTTAGTTTCTTCTGGAACTTGATAAGAATTCTTAAATCCAGTGTCAATCCTAAGTATACGACCATCAACTGTCTCGTTATAGCACTTCTTACTAAACTCAAACTCCAAAGGGACTAATCCTTTCTTGCCTACAATCTTAGGTTTAATCTTCTTAACATCAATGTTTGCCGTATTAGACTGTTGCATGAGTCCGTTTATCTCCTCGTAGGGTCTGTCAACGCAAATTAAACTCTGAGCCTTTGCATACCAAGCCTGACCTCCATTTATTTCAAATACACTAGGTGCTTTCGGTAGTTCTCCTGACTTAACACCTGTAGGGTTTCTTGCGTGACATATCATAAAAGAATGTAGGTTCTCTATCTTAGAAAACTTATTCCATTTAGGAAGAAAGACAGGTAAGTAAGCTGCAATATTGGCTAGGTCTGATGCACTATGCTCTAAATCGTTAAAGTTATCTAGCAAAGTACAATCCAATCCCCTATCTCTCTTTACTTCCCTAGCTAAATCAAAATAATTATCTAAACTTAATCCGTTCACACCATCGTCCTCAATAACTGCAAAGTGTTCTTGAATAAAAGGTTGTACCCTATAAATTTCTGCTTCTGTAATGTAATTAGGAAATCTTTTATCAAAGCTTTTACCTGTTAGTGCGTGTGCTATTTCAGAAAATATCTCCTCAGCTGTTCCTGTCTCAGGTGTATAGATTAAATGCTTCTTTCCGTACTTAACTGTAAGACCTATAAGTAATTGTATAGCAAATTCACTCTTACCTGCACTAGGATATCCGTAAATGATGGTAGTGTTGCTAGGTCTTACTTGATAGTAATTGTCTAAAGTCTTAAAACCAGTGCTTAGTAGGTTTGATGTGTTGTTTTTATGTAAATCAAATAATTGTTCTGTTACATCGTTGATTCTTTTAACTTTCATATTACTACTCTTAGGTTTTTAGGGTTTTGTTTTTCTGAGTTTTTAGGTTTATCTCCAACATTTAAGTATTTATCTAGTTTATCCTGTCTGCTTATAAACTCTAGAGTTAGATGGTGAGGATTGTTTATATGAAACTCGTCTGCCGCACAGTTTTGGATAGCTGTAGCAAAATCTTGTTTACTGTAACCTTCTTTTAGTCTAGCAGTAAAAGTAGTTTTAGCTTTTGTTGGTATAACCTTGCAGTTCTTTTTGGTTTTAGTATTAAAAAATTTTAAAAGCTCAGCCCAATTTATTATATCCTTTACTATATCACTATCACTATCACTATCACTATCGGCATTTTTGGTATCCGATGGTATGCGCTCGGATGCGGTGGCATTATTTTTATCCGCCCATCTTTTATTAGCATTGTCTTTATTCTTTACTCTAATACCCTCATATTTAAGTAAATCCCTTTTTAAAGACTGTTTTATAGGCTCAAAAGCAATCTCGGTTATAATATCTTCTGGAGTAGGATTTAAATCGTTTACATATTTTAAAGTATGTTTTAAAAGTTTTCCTGCCTGCTCGTCTGTTAATTTTTCTATTGTGTGTATTATATCACAATAAAGTAAAAATGATTTTTTGTTCTCCGCCATGTTTTTTTTATTTAACTTTTACTAAAATAGTTTTCCCTAGCTTGATAAAATCTAAGGTTTTTCTTGATATTGCTTGGTATACAGCCTGAACGCTTATACTCTTTTCCTTGGCGTATTCTAATACACTCTTATAATTTTCTATGTTTTCCATGTCGCAAATGTAGTTTAGCATTTTAAACACGCAAGCTTTATTTTAAATAATTAATGAAAATCAGCCAATTAAAATTTACTGGACAATATATTATCTAATACAGAATATAAAAACAATATTTAGCCAATATATAAGTCAAAACAATAATAATTTAAAATAATAAATAAATAATTTGTTTTTCTCATTTTATGAAATATATTTGCAAAATAAATTACAAACTTATGAAAAATGAATTTAGAGGATGGTTAGCATCAGTATTGATTAATTGGGCGTTTGAAGTTTGTCCAAATAATAGTTTTAAGTATGACTTCGCTTTATTTTTAAGTAAACATATAAATAAGTTATAAAAAAATACATATGGCAAACAATAAAGTATCGAGGTGGGCAATTTACGAGGAGGTAATTAAAGAAGTTATTTTTGAAAAAAATTTAGAATCAGATACCGAAATTGCAAGACAGGTTTGTCAGAAACTAAATTTTACTTTAAGTTTTAATGAGCTTAGAGAATTCAGGAAGTATATATACAGACATAAGAAAAGGATATTAGATAATCACGAAGGAGATTTTGAAGTATCTGAAGCTGTAAATATGGCTAGTCAAGATGTCCCTCATTATTGGGATAAAAGAAATAAAGACTTCTCAGTATTTGTAAAGAACCCTAATTATATAAAACCAGAGGAAGGTGAGATAGATTTTAAGGAAATAGATTTTCTATCAATATTCAAAGATAAGATAGAGCCTATTATATTAGAACCTTCACTCGATAGTCTTCATGGCTTTGACAGGTTTATTTATACTGATGTTCACGTTGGTATGTGTGTTAATAAGGATGGTTTTGCATTATACGAAGGCAAGTGGGATGAAGAAGAATTAAATATGAGACTTAAAATAGCTGTTGATTGGATATTAAACCACAAAAAGTTTGATACTCTGTATATCAGTGACTTAGGAGACTTTATGGACGGTTGGGACGGCATGACAATAAGAAGAGAACATCACTTGCCACAGAATATGGACAATCAAAAATCTTTTGATGTTGCTCTTAGATTTAAAATAAGAATGATTGATAGCTTAATTCCTTTTTACAATAAAATTGTTTGTAATAATATTACCGATGATAATCACTCTGGAGCATTTTCTTACATAGTGAACTCGGCATTTAAGACTTATATAGAACTTAAATATCCTAATAACGTGATAATTAACATACAACGCAAATTTATGGATTATTATATGGTTCTAGATAAATTCTGTATAATTGAGTGTCATGGCAAGGATGGTGGAACTATGAAGTTTGGAATGAAACCACAGATTACTGACAAAATTATCAAGACTATTTCTCACTTTATTGACCAAAATTACTTATCTAATAAAGGTGTTGTAATAGAGTTTGATAAAGGAGATAGTCACCAATTGTTGATAGATAAATCTTGTAGTACTAAGTTTCAATACCATAATTTCCCTAGCTTTGCTCCACCTAGTAACTGGGTTAAGACTAACTTTCAAAACAGTATGAGTGGCTTTACCTTTAGAAACTATTATATTAACGGACAAATTAGTAATCACGATTATATCTTTTAATTATGACACGCAAAGAAACCATATCCACCTTAAACTTTCAATACGAGCGCATCTGCACAGGATATATAGAAGAGTTTATAAAGAAGCAAAAAATTAATTTTGACTACAATATGGCACAGCAATCTGGGAATATTGTAAAATATTTTGAACATTACTACTTCAGCATCAGCGATATAGTGTACGACTTAACTAATAAATGTGCTAAGGGTTTGATTTACAGATGGGAATCATATAATAAAAAAGAAAAAAGTTGTCAGTGGAGTTACGAGCATTACTGCAAGAGGTTAAGAAAGAGACACAAACAAGTAGAGAATGTGGAAGTACCTTGTCAGGTAACTCTAACTCACAACGGAGTAGTAATAAGTAGATAAAAAAAAATAATCATATGGCAAAAACAACAAGCAGAGAAGAAGCACTAAAGAGAATCATTTCTCAAAAAGAATACGACAGAATAGTTGAGGAAAACAAAGAGTGGGACGCAGAAGAAGCACAAAGAAATTACAGACTATTATATGTAAAGAAATTCTATGATAGCTTTCCATCAAACGAAATAGAAATAGGAGGTAAATAAAAATGACAATATACACTAGAAAAGAAACAACAAAAGCAATTAAGGTAATGATGGAAGTTTTTCCAGAAATAGGAATAAAACCAAATGTTGAAAAATTATTATGCCTACTATCAGCAAGAAGATATTTCAAAAAAATAAATAAATAATAAATGTAATGGTAATAAACGAATCAAATGTATTAAATACAAACATACCTAACTTAAAACTAAAGGTGAGAAGAAGCTGGATGACCAAAGATTCAGCCGACCAACTTATATTTGATAACTGCTACGCATTCGCAATACAGAGCATAGCAGGTAAGATACTAACATTTCACATTATGACTGACTACGGAATGCTACGCAGCAGAGTTCCTATATCAGAACTATTTACAATAAGTACAGAGAATGATATACCTGCTGACTTCAAACAACTATGGGATTGCTTTTCAGAGAATGTAAGCGTTATTGAGTATTCTTACTTGACCGAAAAAAGATGTAAGGTGATACTAAAGGACAAGACATTCGCTTGGGCTACATACCTATTTACTGTTGACTGGTTTAATAACCCATACTCTGATGAGCCTACTGACTATAAGTGTGGACACGTTCTGAGAGCTGATGATGGATATTTGATGTGTCAACCAAATAACAGAATATTCTGGAAGGACTCTAACTTCATTACAGCCGAGTTCCCTGTTAATTCAAAAAGCTTTAAGGTAGATACTGTATTAGAGTGTGTGGAAGCTAAAAGCGATAGATGGGTGAGTTCTGATACGAACTCTTTTTATTACGATATAAATGAGGTAAAATAATAAAAATTATGAAAGTAGAAGTATTTAAAAGTATCCTTGATAGGATTAGGAAGGCAGATGCAGTTGTTAACGTGCTGTACCCAATGGTAGATGTAACTGGCGTAACGGAAGAGTATGTTAGCGTCATAGAGATGATGATGAAGTGTTACTACGGAGAAGACGCAGCAGAATGGATTTCTTCTTACCTATACGATTTGAGAGACCCTAAGAATGCGTGGGCTTGGGATAAGGATGGTAATGAAATATTAAAAGACGAGGATGAGTTGTGGGCTTATTGCGAAGAACTGAAAATGAGCAAAAAGGATTATGAGCCAGCAGCTCCAATGACAGACGAACAGAGAGCAGAAATAATGGAGGAGATAAAGAAAGCATTCTTATAATGATTATACCTTCCTCCTTCAATATGCTAGGGCAAACAATAGTAGTAAAGTACGATAATAAGTACTGTGCTGAAAACGAATGCTTCGGAAGATTTATATCTTATGACAACGTAATCATAATAGCAAGCAAGTACAAGGCAGAGAAAGGCTGGAGAAAGTACAAGCAGAGCATCATCGAATCTACGTTTTGCCATGAGCTTGCACATTGCATACTTTACCATAGTGGAAACCCAGATTGGATGAATGAGCAACTAGTAGAGTCTATAGCAGGATTATTACATCAATACCTAACAACAAATAAATAAAAAATAATGGAAAACAATAAAGAAAAAAAAGAAGTAGAAGTGACTCGTTTTGAGGTTATTAACCACGCAGGCAACGATAAGCCTATAGGTAGATTACTAACCATGTATAAAGAGATGGGAGACTTTCAGGAAGTCGAGGTTCAGTATCAAGATGGTGGTAGAACTATTAAAGTATTCTTGAGATAGTTCGTCACAAATATATCCTAAATGTGTGACAAATCATTCAGTAATTTTTTAACGCTATTGAGTTTAAAAAATAATGTATGATATGTCAGACAATATAATAAAAAAAGGAAAAGGAAAAAAAAATAATATGAAGCACTCAAATTCATTTACACATGACTTAGCTTTTGGCGAAGAGGCAGAAGACTGGGTAAAGGGAATATTCACTGGAGCATTTAAGGTAGAGGTTAAGAGCGATAGAATGGCTCATAAGACTGGCAACCTATTTATAGAAGTGTTTTCAAGAGGCAAGCCAAGTGGAATATCTATTACCACCGCAGACATTTGGATATACAGAATAGAGACGCATGGCACTGCTATTATAGTCCCAACAAGGATTATAAAGGAGGTAGTTAGAGAATGCTTTATGAAAAACAACCAGAAGTATACATTAGGAGGAGACAACAATACAAGTAAAGGAATATTAGTCCCGATGATAAAGTTATTATAAAAAAAAAGTACAAGCAGCCCTAGTATTGATTGCTAGGGTTATTTTATTTATTTTATTTTTTTTTACTTGTTTATTTAGTCTACTTAATTATATTTGTACCATAATAATAATAAAAACATATGGCAAGACCTTCAATGTATAACGAGCCTACTATAGTGCTATCGGAAAAAGTTCCAGCTAGTCATTACGAAAGACTAAAGCAAATGCTTAGGGACGAGTTAAAGAAATTACAAAAAGATAAAAATAAATAATCAGAACTGAAAATGAATCACACAACAATCAACAATTACGTCACATACTTCAGGGTATCAACAGACAAACAAGCCAACAGCGGACTAGGACTAGAGGCACAAGAACAAATGGTATTACCAATAACAAACAAGGGGATAGTACTAGCAACCTTTACTGAAATTGAGTCAGGAAAGAAGAGCGATAGACCCAAGTTAAGAGAGGCAATAAATTTGTGTAAAAGAGAGAAGGCAATACTACTCGTGGCAAAGTTAGATAGGTTGTCTCGTAGCATAAGTTTCATAGCAAACCTAATGGATAGTAAGGTACAATTCAAGTGTGCTGATGCACCAGAGATGGACAACTTCTCTATCCACCTGTTCGGCTCTATGGCAGAAAGAGAAAGAGTGATGATATCAGAAAGAACAGCAGCAGGACTAAACTCAATAAAGGTTCGTATACAGAAGAACGGATTCCATGTAACAAAGAATGGACGCATTATCAAGTCACTGGGCAATCCTGAAATGCAAGACCCAGAGAAAGCAAAAATACTAATGGCAGAGATAGCCAAGAAAAGAACTTACGTTAAGAAGTCTAACGTAGGTATAGAACTAATCAAAGCGTACTCCCAGAATAATGTCCCCAAGGCAGAGATACAAAGGAGGTTGCTAGAGAACGGCATATCGCTATCTTTGAAGTCTATATACAAGTACGCTCACTAATAGCCCCAGCCCCTTTTAAATAGCCCCACCCCCTGACAACTAGGGCGGTGGGTTTTTTGTGCGTGCAGGTGCGTGCATTCTTGAAAAGAGGGTATGGTGGTGAAAATGTGCGGTAACCATAATAATTACAAAAAAAAATCCGCTCAAAAAAATACCCGCCATCCCATCGTAACCACTGCTACCACATTGATTTAAAAGCCATTACACATACATACTACATACAAATAATAATAATTTGGTAAATAGAAACCAAAGAAACTGAGCAAAGCCAATGACCATACAAGCATAAACATAGATGCATCTTCCATCGTTTGTACTATACGAAAGGAACGTTTCGCATGGGTAAATATATCTAGCATACAATCCTCGAAGATGCAATGAAATGGTTGAATGATAATCAGCACATTATAAAATCCTTGTCAAAATATAAACTGCTGAATGTCAGATGCAAAATGCCAATTGCTCACCGCTCGGAGACAAGTTTTTGAGAGCATGATTTTTTTATGCCTAAAAGAGACTAATAACGTCAATTTATCCTTATCATTGCATCACTAAAACACTATTACTATTAATGACCAAGCAAATAAGCGCAGAGCGGAAGCAATTAACCAAGGATGGACAATTGGCATTCTTACGTTACATCGATGCATTGTGCCTAGCTAAAAACATTAGTGTATATAGACTATTACTAGACTGTAATCTTCCATCGTCATTCGTTAGTAACTTGCGTAAAGGTTATAGAACATATCCTATCAGTTTGGACATTGTTATACTGCTCTCTAGACGTTATAATTTCCCTTTCAATTTATCTGATTATTTAGCCTAAAATTTGGTTATTTGTTGCTCATTTTCAGTAATGCAATTCCCTCACATTCAGTTTATTAACTTATAGTGCTCATTTTCAGCTATTTAGTTTTTACTCTTGAATACTACTTGCTATATCATTGATTATCAACACTATATTTTATTCCCCTCATTATTAGCTACTTGCATTATTATCTTGAATTATACTAAAAATAATCATCTTGATAATCAATCACTTGAAAAATAATTATAATTTCATCTTGAATAGTGCTTGCATTTATAGATAGTGCTCGTATATTGCCAATGTTTTCAAGCAGTAAAATTCTCGAAAATATCGTTCTTTTAGTCAATTAGTATGTATACATAAAGATGCTAATCATTGAGTAAGTTATTATAGTAGTTAGTTTGTTGTGAAACATTGCGAATCTATTATAATCTCGAATCATTTACGACTATAAACCAATAAACACTGAAATACAGTTGAAAATAGATACTGATATCGTATAATAGGCTACGAATCAATCGAATAAACCTATCATGGAGGGAAATACCATGATGTTTTTATTATTTGCCTAACAAGTAAATAATTTTGACCATTAATAAAATATATTAGCCAATTAATTTGGAATTCATCAGATGTCGATTCATCTATTGGCTAACCAATCACATTTAAAAAATCAATCAATCATATGAATCACTACAATGAATTAGAATCACCTAGAACTTTAGAGTTATTGTCTCTAGAAGAATTGCAAACGCAATTAACAATGGCAATTCGCTTTAATTTTGGCGAAAAAAGAATCAATTATATTAATGAATTAATAACTAAACTTAAATCACATGAATAAAAAACCTAAAAAAACTGCGCAAATAGTAGCTATTGTTACTCGTGTTAACTATCAGTTATCACTATGGCATCACTCACAAGAATATAAAAAAGGTTTATGTGAGATGTTAACCGACATTTTACATACTGCAAATAGTTATCGTGGCTTTATGTTTCTATCAAATATTGAGGAATATACTAGAGTAGATGGTAAACTATTTTACGATAGAAAATACTTCATAGCATAAATGGTTCAAGGCATAGGTTCGATTCCTATGCTATGCTCAAAAACAATTAATTAAATATAAATATCATGAAGAAAACAATCTTAATCACATCGGAATATGGCTTTTGTCACAATTGGTCATTAGTAATTTACAACAAAAAATATGTAAAGCAGTTCTTCCTTGGGCAAGATGTTAAATTTTGCAGTAGGATATTAGGCATGAGCACATCAGATGTTGTAGCATCTATAGGCACAAATCAGATAGCTGAGGGCACTGTAGGTAATACCAAACTAGCTAATTTCATCTATAAGGAATTAGGCTTAAATGTTAAAAGAGTAAACGAGCTAGAGTCATGGGACTTGTGCTCACAATAATTAATTAATCAATCACTAAAAAACAATCAAAATCACTATGAAAACAATCACTCAAAAGGAATCTTTCTTAAGATTAAAAAACAGTCCATCATTAGCATCAACAAAATTTGCAGAACGTATAATAAATGACTGCGAGAATGCTAGAGAATTGAAATGTGAATTGGAATGGCAATTCAATAAGTATAAGTGCTTAGAGGAGCAGAGCAGTAAAAAAGAGCAGTGGAATGTAGGTACAAAGTACTCATTTCTTCCTCAGCAAATAGCTCAAAGACTGCTAGATTTAACTAAGATAGCAGATGCTATGAATTACGAAGTATATAGCCCAAATGGAGCATATTTTATCAAACCTAAAAAAAAAACAATTAAATAGTATGACAAATTACATCATTCAAAACACTGCAAACGGCAGTATTATTAGTGCATTTCCTACATTGGAATTGGCACAAGCAAGAGTTAACGAGTACTATCAATTCGATTCAATTAATAATGAATTCATTGATGGCTATTATTCAATCATTAAAATAGGAGGATAAATCACATGGAAACAATAAGAGAAAAATTAATTGATGCTATTATGGATTTAGCATCTGACGAATTCGAGACAGTAAAAGATGTAGTTAGCTTGGCAAAGATGTCTAGTGAGCAGTTAGCATTGGAAGTAATAAGTATAGCTAACTATTATAGAGACAATGTCCAATAGTTTAACTGATGAGCATTTAATATGCGAAACAAGGTATAAAAGCCTTGTCTTAAACAATTAAAAAAATAAATAAACAACATGAAAAACAACAATCAATCAATCCAAGAAAAGACTTTCAATTTATTAGAAAGCACTAATTTAAATTGGTCAGTAAGCAAAGAAGAGTTAATCGCTAAAGATGGCAAAGCTACTGAGACATTTGGTATCTTCAGAAACGATACTGATGCATGGTTAGGCAGTGTAGGTAATCGTTATGTGCCAATGCAGAATTGGGAGTTAGCAGAAACCATTGTAGGAGCTACTGAAGGCATCGGTTTAGAAACCACGAGAGGTGGAGAATTAGATGGTGGTAAGAAGGTTTACTTACAAGCCGCATTACCATCTATGTACATAGGCAAATCATCTATCATGAGATGGATTACTGCCTTGAATTCTAACGATGGTAGTGCATCCATCGGATTCGGGTCAACAAGTCAAGTGGTAGTATGCAAAAATACTTTCCATCGTGCCTACAAAGATTTAGACAAGTTCAGACATACTGAATCAGCAAAGTCTAGAATTGAGACTGCCATGGCTGATTTACGCAAGGCTTTGCATCTAGATGAAGTATTGATGGGTAATTTTAAAAAGATGGCGGATATCGAGTTAAAAGATGAGATGGTAGAACGTGTAATCAGAAAGTTATTCACAATTGACGTGACTACAAACAAAAAAGATGTGAGCAGTAGAAAGCTAAACCAAGTGACCGCTTTTGCTGACTCCTTACAAACCGAGATTAACTTGGAAGGTAAAACGATATGGGGATTGTTTAATGCCGTTACACGTTACACAAATCACGTTAGTGCGCCAAAGGATGAGAACGACAAACTACACTACTTGGTTAGTGGTGGTGGATACAAAATGAATAATCTTGCATTTGATGAGGTTATGAAATTTGTAAACGAGAATACTGTGGATAATAAAATATTCACTTTCGCATAGAGTTTAGCTGACGAGACTTTAATAGTCGAAACAATTGGTTTAATCGCCAATTGTCTTAAACAATTAATCACTTAAAAAAAAACAATCATTATGACAAACAATCAAATTAAAAAATCAATCGAAGGAAATTACTTTTCAACCAACGCATTCGTGGGTATTAACAATCTAGAAGAAGTAGCAGAAAATGTCTTAGGCAAGGGATGGGAGGCGGAAGATGACTGTGCTCAAATTCAAGCTATCATTAACCATTTAAACATTGGCAGATACAATGTAAAGTGTGAAGATGAAGATATTGTAGTTGAAGAAGTGATAATCAATCACCATAATTCGTATGGTGTATTCTGCATGGCTAACATCATTGGTGTTAACACTAGAGAGCTAGACATTATTTGGGACAAAGCAATTGAAGTCTATAACATATTTGCTGAGAGCAAGTTTAACGTGGATACAATGTCTGAGCTAGATTGCATGGAGTTATTCTACAAAGATTATAAAGATAGACAGGAATTCTTAAATAGTGGCACATACATCATGAATGACAAACGTGTTAGAGATATCGTTCACAATGCAATTAATGAGTTAAAGACTATAGACATCGATGGCGAAACCATGGAGTTTATTATTAAGAATGTAAACATGGAAGACCAAATGCTCTCACAGTTAGGCTACCTTTTAAGAGTAGAGAATGAGTCTTTAAAGCATAGATTAGGATTTATTCTAGAAGACCAAGTATTTATAAGAGATTTTATTAATATCAATGCTTCAGACATATTCAATAAGCCAACTATTCAATGCGATAGCGCAATAACACACTTAAACAACATAGAGATTGCTTGTGATTTAAATAGTAATGAATCACTTGCTTGGAGTACAAAATCATAATTTAAAAAACAGGAGATAAATCAATCATGGAAATTACAATCAAAAGAAAAATCAGCAAGGATGTTTTAGATAACATCTTTACCACCGCTTTAGAGGGTGGAAGTAACTATTGGTACTACATAACCGATGAACAAGTTCAGAAGGTTAGACAAGCAGTGCCCAAGTCAAATTATCCTTACATTGCATCAGCCATTTTAGAGGCAGTTCTAGAGCATAACGTAGAGGTGGAGATAAACGATGCCGAGGATGAGGATGTAGTGCTAGGAGTAATCACTAGAAGCACACTAATTGAAAGGCTAGAGTTACTAGCTAATAGCTCTGATGCATGGGCTCTAGAGAATGAGCTAAAGGAAGATGGAGATGCCACTAGTAGTGATGTTGTTTTTCAGTACATAGTTTTAGGGGAGGTGGTATATGGATAGTCAAGCAAAAGCAATCGATACATGGTTGCCATTATTCAGAGGATTCTATGGTACAATATGGGATGGAGACAGTGAGTTAGATAGTTTTTGTGAATACCATGAGGTAGATGCAGATGAGGTGGATGTAGATTGGCTAGGCTATAGACAAAAGGTAGCAGTAGCAATAACATCTGAGATAGAGAGCAAGTTAATAGAATTAGGATTAGTTGAGTCGGTAAAATATCAGACTATCATCTCCCCTAACTACTACAATTTTGTGAATGATTCTATAGATGTGAATATTGTTCCTATAGTAGATGGTATTGTTTCATACATACATAGTAATTACGATGCTTTTGACACCTATTTAAAACAAAGATACACCTCTAGGGATGGCTTTATATCTTTTAGATTTAATAGTGCAGTAGAATGGGCTGAGGACACGTCAAACTTTACTGCTTTAGGTAAGGATAGTCATGTGCTAGGTGCTTTGCTAGACTTTGCCTTAGTAAATGAAGATTTAAGTGAGCACGATTTTTATTGCGATATAATTAGCGATGTTTGTTTCGATGAATTTGCTACTATAAACTACATTAATATCGAGGAGCTAAATAGTTATGATAAAATCAAGCTAATCAGAGATAATATCGACTCTATTGACTTGGAGTATGGTTACTTAAAAATATTATCAGAGGAGGCTAGGGCAAAATCAATCTTACTAGCTACTGACTTTATAGAGGAGCTAGTAGAGATAGGGTATAGTGAGTTAATATCAGCACTGCCATTTAGTAAAGTAAATAAAGATTTAGAACCAAGATAAAAAAAAATAATAGAAAGTATGGATACAATAACGCAAAAAAGTTACGACAAATTAGTATATAAAATATACGAAACACTGATGTCCAATGAGGACTTTGGACTAGGAGAAATGGGTTCATGCATAGACGAATCAGAGAGAGTAGTCGATGAGTGGATAGAAGAAAATAACATTTATTTAATAAAAGAAGAAAAGGAGGAAAAAATATGAATCATCCAAACGCAAAGAGGCACTTACAAATAAGCCTATTTAAATCAGTAATAAGAATAGTAGGTTACATACTATTGGTAGTAGATATTGAGATAGCAGTCGCAGTATTAGTAGCAAGTGAAGGTATAGGAATTATTGAAGAATTAGTTTAAAAAAAAATAACAATCATGGAAAATCAAATTGAAAGAATCAAAGAAAACATTATGTCTGACACTTCTTTAGTTAAAGACATAAACAACGTGCCTTACTACAGTGTAGATACTTTTATATCTGACGCAGAGGCATACGTTAAAGCAGTTAAAGAAAACAGGATGATTAACGTAATCGGGTCGGTGTCTTCAAGTGGCATGAGTAGAAAGATTAAGTTTACTAGCTGTGAGAAATCCCCACATAACAATAACGAATACTATCAAAGGAATTATTCTTGCTTATTCAGAGCCCTAGGGTACAAGGAAAGTAAAAATAGCTATGGTTACTTTACAATAAGTGGATGTGGGATGGATATGATATTCCACACTAACTACTCTATCATGCATTCATTTTGTAGGTATGGCTTTATAACTAAAGAAGAATGCGATAAACTAGCTCAGAGAACACCATCAACAATTTAATAAAATAATAAAAAAAAAGGAGAGATAAAAAATAATATGGAAAGTAATAAATTATTCGCAGTCGTTCATATTTGTAATGGAGACTACATGGGAACACAATTCTTCTATGCTAAGAGTGAAGAAGATATCAAGAGGATTAAAGAATACGAATTTAGTTATGATGAACTATTCAGAAGATGTGACAATAAGTTGTTTGTCACTGAAATTCCTGACTCAAATAGAATACATATAATAGAATAGTATTGTGGAAGAAATAATAGAGTTTAGCCTATTCATAATCCTAGCGGTTATGGTAGGAACATTAATTAAAACAATTAACGATAGTAACAAATGATGGAATCAGCAAATAAATTAATAACCATAAGTGTAATAGAAGTAGCTTGTGAACTTGCTCATGCGAGAGTATTCGATGAGTTTAGAGACATTCTAGAAGATGAAGAAGAAAATATGTATCAGCCATCTGAGGATGACCCAGAATACCTAGTGTATAAGGACTTTATCCAAGATAGTTTCAATATGTGGTACGGATGGTACGAGGACAATTTAATTAGTCTTCAACAATGATACACAAGATAAAGTTTCACATAGTAATGTGGATATGTAGATTAATATTATTCTTTTACATATACCTAGTAGCATTCAATAAATAATAAAAAATAATAAAAATAAAAATAAATAAACAATATGAAAGTAGAAATAAGAAAAACAGTAACGGAAATGGTTGAGATGAGTCTCCCGATGTATGTAAAGAATAGTGATATTTACTTCTATAAGATAATAAGTGAAGGTGAGGTCATTCAAGTGTGTCAATCAAAGTTTGGTAATAATAGTATTACCGAGGTGTCAGTAAGTATTGCCTTGCATGGTAAGTGGGAGATTATTACTGAAAAAGAGTTCGACACCGTATTCTACAAAGTATCACAGTATTTTAATGAAATAATATTATAATGGAAATAAAAAACAAAGGTAGTTGGGGTGGTAAGAGAGAGAACTCGGGGCGCAAGGGCTTCGGGTTCGAGGTTAAAGGGGTGACAATAAGTGTTAGAGTAAAGCACCACGAAGAATTCAAGAAACAAGTCAAAAAGTTAATAATTAAATTATATGAGAATGATTAAATTCGCAACATCAGAACAGTTGAAAGTAGCTAGTGATATATTAAGAGCAGAATATCCTAAGCCAAAGGTTAGCCATACAGTAGATTTTTACGTTGATTTAAGCCCTTTAGATAGACAAGTGCTATTCATATCAGATAGAATGAAAGTTAAGCTATTAGATAGCCCTAAAAACAGTGTAGGAGAATTTAAATAATGAAGGTTAAGATAGTGACTAAAGGAACGGTATCGTATGTATTCCCAATAAGCAAGGGTGAGAGCATTAGGTTTAGCGACCCTCAGAAAGCAGTTCATTACTGTAATGAGAATGATTTAGAGGTTGTTAATAAAGATGAGCTACACGCATTCTATTCAAATCAATTAAAAAAATAATAAATAAATATAATGAAAGCAAAGAATGATTTCGCATCAGAAGAAAGTTATAGAGAATATCTAGTAACTTACTACATCCCTAGTTGCTTGTACGCACTAAACAATAGCGGAGGTCTTGGTGGCAAGAGCCTAGAAAAGATTGCTATAGCAATGGCAAAGGATATAGTAGACACGATACTGCCACCGAAAAACACGAAGACCAAGAACATTTACAAACCAATAAACCCAGAACACGAGGAGGATTTAAGCTAGTATGAAAGGAGTTTACGCAATGTGGTGGAATACGCACGTCCCTTTACCAAATAGAATTAAGTTGAGTGAGGTGCAAACTATAGAGGCATCCAAAGATGCTGTTAGAATGGTGCTAGGGATTAGTTTTGAGGAATATGATAGAGTATGCAGAAAACATGATTTAACATTTGCTAGGCAGTGCTTTAGTGCTCTAGTAAGAAAACATACTAAGCTAAGTTTAAAAGCTATAGGAGAATTATTTATACATACATACGACCATACTAGTATATTGGCTCAATGTAAGAATATTGAGAATATAGAAGACCTTGGCTCAAGAGATGTAAAGTATAAAGTTTGGATGGAAGTCCAAGATAAGTATAACTTAATAACAAAATGGAGGTAATAATAATATGACAATACAAGAGCAGATAGCAGAACTAAAAACCAAACTCGTTGGCAACCTATTCATTGATGGTGAAATCCACGATGAGATATACCAACTAAAGCTAAAGCTAAATCCTGAGATTGCACTACGTCCCGAATTGGATGACGATGAGTGTTTATCTTGTGGTAGCTAGACCATCATTGTGGTGTAGTAGAAATTCTTTAAATCTATCATACGTTCCTCGGAGCTATGGTAGATTTTTAGTTTTGTCTTATCCTCGTTAGTCCATATCCTCTCGCAGTCGTGACATAGGATGAATCTATTCAGGGGATGATGATACAAGGCACTATTTGCTGAGCCTGATATAATATGGCTCACGTTCCTTCCACTAGGATTAATTATCTCAACACCGCAGTTCTCACATGGGCACTGTCCCTTGTTCTCTTCCATATGTCGAGCAATCTCTTGAGCATAGTAGCTTTTATTTGCTATTATACGACTCTTTTGCTTGTCGCTTACCTTCTTTATCCTTTTTGCACTACCTTTATTCTCGTGTCCTTTAATGAAGCCTCTAGCCCATATGTATCCTAGTTTACCGCATCCACACTTGCATAGTTTTTTCTTTGGTATAATTGTACTGCTCATTTTCAGAACAACTTTTCAATGTTAACAAAGTAAAGAGAATTAGACCCAGTCTTTCTGAATATAAAGTTAGCCTCTAATAATTCAATTATTCCTTTATACACAGCTACCTTGGAACTGTAATTACAGAACTCAGCGCAGTCGTCTATACTGATATGAACCTCATCATTATTATGCTCCTTAACCGAGGCTATATAACACCAAACTTTAAAAGATGATGTGCTAAAGTCCTTGATAACTGCAAATGCTCTCTTATTTATTCGTATACTATCCTTGGCACTGCTCTTACTATCACTATTCATAGGGTTCTCCCTATAAGATTCAAAATTACTTATTTTCATATTATATAAACTATAGTTGCAAATATATTTAAATAAATCCACAAAACAAGAATAATATATTTTGTATTGCGATATGAAATATTATCTTTGCAAAGACAAAAAAATAACATACACATGAAGAAAAACAAAAAAACAACAACAACAATTTCCCTTGAAAGCATATTAGAGATGTTTAGCGAGGAAGAAATTATTAAGGCTGATGGCTTTGATGATTGTATCGTAGGTGTAGAAAGTACAGGTGACACTATCCTAGTCTACTCCACACAACTTATGCTAGAGAAGCTAATTAAGGATAGTGAGATGACTTGGGAGGAAGCAATCGAGTACTTCGACTACAACATCCAAGGTAGCAAAGGAGAAGGGTATCCTATATACATTCTAGATTACTTATGGTTTAATTTATAATTAGTATGCTAACAGTAATAAATCCTCAAGAAAAAATTATTGATATGGCTCATACATATGGAGACCATATTACAGTAAGAAGCCTAAGAGATTGGTGTGACGCAAGAATAGCAGAAAAATCCTTTGCTTTTAAGATTGACATTGAATTAGATTACGAAGGTGAAGGCTTTGATAGTATAAACATAGTACCAATTGAATACAATCGGTAGTGAAAAAGTTAGATATAAAACCGCTCAGTGTCAATAAGTGTTGGCAAGGCAAAAGGTTCAAGACAAAAGAGTACCTCTTATACGAGAAGAAGTGCATACTATTATTACCAAAAATAAAAGTTGGTGTGCCTCCGTACTTATTAAACATAGTCTTTGGATTCTCATCGCCTCTAGCAGATATAGACAATGGGCTAAAGCCATTCATTGACATCCTTCAGAAAAGGTACGAGTTTAACGATAAAGATATCGTAGAGCTAAACGTAAAGAAGGAGAAGACTGTCAAGGGTGGCGAATTCATACTCTTTGAAATATTAACAATTAAATAAAAATAAAAATAAAAAAAACAGATGGGATTATCAACAACAGAAGAGCCTAATGGCTCAATCAAGAACTACCTTAACATTACAGGTGGTAAAATCACTCAGAAGGTTAAGGCAGGCACAACAGGTGCAGTAGTAAGAACTAACAAGATGGGTGTCGAGGTATCGGAACTACACTTTGACACATTATCGGGTCAAATCGTTAACATACACATAGAACCTTCTCCTTACGCACCTAAGGTATGGGTAGTAACAATTCGTGATGGTATCGACTTCTATTACTTACACCTATCGTACTCGGGTGGAACAACAATGGGCTTATTAAATAAGTTACCAAACATTGACTTCTCTAAGGACGTTATCTTAAAGGTTTTTAGAATCTTTAACGAGGTTAGCAAGAAGGACAAGGATTACCTAGTAGTGTACCAAGGTGGAATGACTAAAGGACACAAGGTTGAGACTGCTTTCCCTAAGGAGAACCCTAATGGCTTACCTCCTATGGAGCAGATTAAAGTTAAAGGTTCTTTGGTGTGGGATGACACAAAACAGATGGAGTGGTTAGAGAATTTAGTTATGACTACTATCGTTCCTAAGTTAGGTGGAGCACCTGCCCCTGAGTATGCTTCAAAAGTAGAAAAGGCAAAAGCAGAAGCACCGAAAGTGGCTGATGATGAGGAATCTAGTGACCTCCCTTTCTAATATGAGTAAAGATTTATTTGGACAAGCAAGGGAGTTAGAGATAGCTTCCTTGCCCAAAGAAGAAGTAGCCTTAATAAAACAAAGGATAGTAGAAGAACAATATCAACAAGATAAAAAATAAAAATACATATGCTAAGCAACGAGAGACTAGGAAGATTTACCGCATCGGGTATTCACAATTTATTCATAGGTGGCAAGGGTGCTACCAAGGATAAGTACATATTTAATAAAGCAGAGGAGAGTGTTAAGGGTTACTCTAAGTCTTTCAGTAGCAGACACACCGACCATGGTATTCTAAACGAGTCAGAGGCTCTAGAGAACTTTGTTGCAACAACAGGAATTAATGCTATATACCTAGAGGAGCGTTACTATCCTATCAACGAGAATAGTGGAGCTACTCCCGACTTCGCAGTTATGGATGGTGATGTTATCATAGCTAGTGGAGATATCAAGTGCCCTACAGAGAAGTTCTTTGAGCAGAAGATGATGATGTTTGATGATAAGAATTCTGAGTACCAAGACGTGCCTAAAGAATACTTCTACCAAGCACAGTGTCAGATGATGGCTCTATCTAAGTCCAATGAGGCACTAGGACATTCTCCTGTAGAAGAGCATTACCTAGTGCGTTACTTGACAAGCACTCAGTATGATGATGATGGAAACAAGATTGAAATAAATTTACCCCTAGAAGCTAGAATATTCTACAAGCTAATTAAGAGGGATATTGCTGTTCAGAAGAAGATGATGGAAGAGATAGAGAAGGCTGTAGAGCAAAGAGATTTATTAATATCAATATTTGTTAGACCTATACTGTAATAATGGATGTTACACAACTAATACAAGTACTAAAGGACGAACATCCTGATATGAAGGTTCTGATAGATGCCACAAAAGTAGGTGCAACAATGAAGGAGCTAAGACCAATATATGATATAGTACTAATGAACCTTGAAACAGGAGAAAAGTTCTTAGTGCTATCACATTCAATAGATGAAGTAGAAATGGAGGAGGAGTAAAAATATGGGAATTAAAAAATTAGAGAAGAGAGAGGACGTAGTCTTAATTGTAAGAACAAAAAAAGACAAGAAGTATATTCGTAAGTCAGAAGAGTACGCACACGTCTCTTTATTTGATTATAAGGGACAAGTTTATTATAAGGCTCAAATAAGCAAGTATAATTGGGCTGTGTTCTTCCTTACTGAAAAAGAGGCTGCCAAGTCTGTTGATATAAAGCTAATAGAAAAAGGACAAGAACCAGTAAATATATTAAAACCAAAAAAGCAACAATAAAAAATAATATTATGGGAAAACTTAAACCATGTAACGCAGAAGACCACGACACAAGAAGATTGTGCAAGGATAGACACGAATGTGCGAGGTTCATGAAGAATCATCAAGAGAACACCTCTATATCTTTTTACCACCTACAAGAGCATTGTAGCTCCTTTAAAAGGTATGATGACAGTAATGTTAGGACAGAAGCTAAAGAGCTCCCATTCGCAGACAAATTAGCAAAGCTACAGGCTATGTGGAAGTTCTTGGTGGATAGGACTAATGCTGCTAATAGGACTAGCTAAGCATACTAACTAATTTTCTAAATAGTAAAATAACAATAAAAATAATACCAAGAAAAGCAAGCCAATCGATAGTATAAGACTTAATCTTTTGCCACATGGTTTGTTTTTCTTGTAATACAATTCTCGGTGGCACTTGCACTTTTACTGTGTCGTGTATAATTACTTGAATAGTATGTAAGAAAGGTTTTCTTATAACCTTAGTCTTTAAATTACCAAGAGAGTCAATTACTTGGCTCACCTGTACAAAGCTATCATTAAAAGCTATAGTCATCGAATCCGATGCCTGTTTGTACCATTCCTTAAACTTCTTTGCTTGGTCAGAAGTATCCCCCACAATAGTAAATGTTATCGTAGTGTCCTTATAGTAAGGAACTAGAACAGTAGTTGAATCTCCTAACTTAGGATTTTTCTTCAATGCCATGCGCAAATAAAAATCACTTGAGCACGATGATATTACTAACAGTAATAGAATTAGTTTTGTTATTCTTTTCATTATTTGTATACGATATTAAATAGTAAGCCTCTTGCCACAAGTATGGCAGCAACAAATATAAATGAACCTGTAGCAATATAAATCACTCCTACGGTACATAAGGTTTGACCTACTTTTGATAAGTGCCAAAAATCATGGAACATCGGAAAGTATCTATGAAACCAATCAAACTTAGGTGCTTCTGCTGCCTTCTTTGAAAAGAAGTATCCGTAGTTCTTGTAAGCATCATGATGCACTATTGAGTCCGACATTGCATTTAAGCAGGTCTGTAGTAATAATAAGATTGCGAATACTATCATAATTTTTTTGTTATTATTTTGTTAGCAGTTCCATTTACGAAGTGCCAATGCTTTTCTTGTTGGCTCTCCATTTGGCTTCTTCATAGCACCTTCTACCCCCTTCATACGAGCACAAAATGATTTTCTTCTATTAGCAGCTTCGCTCCCTGCTTTTAATCTAGATGGCGGTGTAGTAACGGCTGTCTTTAAATTACTATTAGGATGAGATTTTCTGTAAGATGCTACTCCAGCTTTATTCAAACCTCCATTTTTATTCTGCCCTTCTTTCTTCTGCCAAATTTCTGATGCCATATATTTATTTATTAACAAGGTTTAAAATAAAGTTTGTTATTCAATAGTAATGTATATTTTTTCTTTTTTACCAACTTTATTTATAATTGACATAAATTTAGCATAAGCAGTCCTACTATTACCAATCATATTTACTGCTTTTGTTGTTCCAAGCAAAATACAACCTTCAGTATCTTTTGAATAATTACCCCAATGAATTCTTACACCTTCAAAGTTTGGTACGTTTAAAAGTAATGGCATTTGCTGTTGAAATCTATTGCTAAAATTTACAATTACTTCATACTTTCCTTTTGGAATAGCTGTTACATTTTGTACCTTTACTTCACGTTCTTTGTCCTCTAATGTATAGCAATGATATATTTCATTAATATATAATTTCCCTATCGTAGAATCGTTTGTTTTTGTTTCTCTAATTAATTTTAGTTCCATATTATATTATTTTTATAAAATCTTTTATTTTCCCTCTAGCTAGTTTTCCGTTAAAAACATTTTTATTTAAATTATGTGCTTCAACCGTTTCATTTATAGACGAAAAAAATATTCCAGTATTTAAATTAAGTACCATTACGTTGGAACTTTGGTTTCTAGCTTGCTCTTTATCGGTTGCCCATTTGCAGTTTTCCTTGCAATACCCCTTATCGTTATTAATTCTATCTATACTGTGCTTTGGTGTCGGTTTATCCCCCATGTCTTTATAAAAAACATCAAAGTTATTCAGCCACTCATTACTGACAGTAATACCTCTCCCTCCGTATCTGTCATATCTTTTATTTTTAGGGTTACAACATCTGTCCTTCATACTTATCCATGTATTATATTCTGCTGTATATATTCTTCCTCTTGTATGCCCATGTGTTACATTTGCACATCCGCAAGACTTGACATCCCCCTTTTTTAAATGACCACTTTGTACTGTCTTCTCTCCACCACAATCGCATTTACATATCCATTTTGCGTATCCTTTTTCTTTTGGTAATAATTGCTCTATTACTGTTAATTTCCCAAATTTTTTGCCTTTTAAATCTATAACTTTCATAATACAAATATAAGCAAATTGTACTAATTACTTACAATATTTTTTATTTATTTTATTTACTTTCATATAAATGTATTATGTAAAAAAATATAGACCACAACGCTGTAAGGATTAGTACTACCTTGACTACTTCCTTATTTGTTGCAGGAATCTCTTTCACTATTTCTACTTCTTTAAAAATTGTTTAAATAAACTCTTACCTGTAATAATTCTAAAATTCTCATCTAAACTCTTAACCTCAATAAAAGCTATTAATCCACTTATTATCTTTAGTACCTCTATGTCAACTAAAAAATTCTTTTGAAAGACATGAGCCACTAAGATAGCAACCATATATCCTATTCCTTTTGTAATAGTTGGGCGCATTTTCTTGCTTAATATTTCTTCTCCTCTTTTTTGAGCTGCCATTATTCCTGTAATAAAATCTGCAATTAAGAAAAAGATAATAGCTACCATCATAGGGAAAGCAGGACTAAAGTAGCTGGTAAGATATGCAGCTATTGGTAACGAGTATTTTTGAAATATTTCTTTCATTGGTTGAGTTAAAAATAGTAAGGGGCTATTAACCCCTTTTCTATTAGTTAATTTACTACTTCTGCTTCTTCTACTTTTGGCTTTTGCTCTTCAGCTAATTTGCTAAAGAATTGCAATAATGGTAAACCAAATTTAGTAGGCATTTCTTGAAAGAATGCATCTAATTCTTTTAACTTTTCTTCGCTTAATGTAATCATAATTATAAAGTATTAGTAAATGTAATTGTAGGGTTTAATAACTGTAATTTAGTAATGTATTGATTTGTCAATTCATTTAAAATATTACTTGTGAATACCAAATCCTCTTGTACATCATTCATTATAGAATTCATTGTTTCAGTGTAAACAAATGATTGAATGTACCCTTGATTTACAATTACACCATCAACTTCTTTTGTGCCTAAATAATTAGTATAATTAACCGTTAATAATTCTACCTTACTACTTGTTTGTGTTTCATTGCTTGTATAAATGAAACTTGCTTGATTTAATTTTATCATTTTATTTTTTATTTAATTATACACTTGTTACTGTTTCCCACGCTGTTGTATAAACACAAAGTTTTGCTAATGTTGTATCAAACACAACTAATCCTGCTGCTGGTGTTGCGATGGCGTTCTTTTGGGTAGTTGTCATTCGTGGTGGCAAAAATCCTTTTGTTGTGCTATTGGTTTGAAGTATTGCTGACGCACTTGGAGTAGTTGCGCTACTATCTAAAACAATGCCTTGTGTTGAATCTGCAAATCCAATAAAAGTCGAACTCCTTGCTCTTAAATATGTTCCTCTTAATTCGGTAGAATTTGGCGCAAAAAATCCAACATTAGCCCCCAATTCTTGACCAGTTACATTGGCATACCCGCTATCATCAGCCAAACGAAAATCAATCACTGCCCCGTTGCGTTTAATTGCGGGAAAACTTGACGTTGTGCCGCCTAAATTTATACGAGTAAATCCTGTTTCTGCTCCGTTTAAAAAAGTAGCTTGTCCATCAGTAGCACTTCTCAATACAAGTCCAACACCTAATTGTATATAATGAGCAGAACTACTACCAACTGTCAATGAATAAGCTAAGGTTTGAGAACCAATATTATTAACCTTAACTTTACTAACCCCACCAACTTGCAAATCCATTAAATTATGCGTAATTCCATTTAATGCCGTTTCAGTTGCATTTAAGAAAAATCCTGTTAAAGCACCTGTTTGCGCTCCGCTATTATTGATAGTATAAACCTCATTAAATAAACGTGGATTAGTAGCACCTGCACTTAAAGCAACTGTTCTACTTATACCTACTTGGTCTGTGCTTAATTGCAAAGGACTTGAAGTACCCATTCCATCAGTAACCGCCCTAAGAGTAGCGTCTAAAGGTGTGTTGATTGTTGTGTCTAAGTTTAGAATCCCTTTATAGTTGATTCCGATATTTTGATTATATAAATTGCTCATTATTAATTAATTATATTATTATTTGGTAAAACTATTTCATCGTATTGAATCATTTCAGCTATTTCTTTTTTACTAAACAAGCTACTCGTGTCTTGATTTACAATTAGCCAGTTTTTACCATCAACGTCAACTATTGGATTTGCGTAATCAATTGTATCTTCATCATTTGGTAAGCCTAAAAGAACACAGCATTTTGTGTCTAATTCTTTAAATTTTGCAAGTGTTTTGCATTTGTAGAATCGTGGGTATATAATTGAATCTTCCATTAGAATGCGTTGTTATTAAGTGAGCGAATTAGGTTGTACATTGCAGTTCTTACAGTTGAATTATCAACACCTGTTATACATATATAAGTATTTATATTTCCCTTTTGATAAAAGAAACCTGTTCCCGATTTTCCAATAGTTACTCCTGTTCCTGATAATGCAGGTGTATAAGTATTTGAAATTTGTGTATCATTATTTTTTTGCAAAGTATTTAATACACCTTGATTATTTGTAGCAGTAAATAAAGCAAGTGTTGTTCCTAAAGTTTTTTGCAAACCCGACACAGAACCATTCATATATAATTTCATATTAGCACCTTCAGGAGAAAAAGAGTTTAAATAAATACCACTTGACGAATCTATAAACGGATAACCTGATGCACTTGCATTTTCAGTTTTATATGCTAAATATTGTGAACATACATCACCTCTTAAAACAGTTGCATTTTGAACAAAATCATCCACACCATCACTTTGAACTATCGTTCTATCCACCAATACACCTTTATAACCTGTGGCTGCAGTTCCTGTGTTAATTGTCCAAACTTCACCTGTTGCACTTGTCCAAGCAGTTTGACTTGTACTTGCGTTGTATGTTGCAGGATTAAAATCAACTACAGGTGTGCCTCCTATTGAGTTGGAAATTGTTGCACGATATATACGACCTTGGACTGCATTTACTCCTGCTGATGTTTGTGCTCCAATAGCTACAATAGAAGTTCCTGTTACTGATGCACCTACTGTTCCACTTACTGTTGTTCCTAATTGAATCCAAGTTACTGAATTTGGATTTGTAGTTACTACATCAGCAGAATAAAAAAACTTAATTTCACCATTGCTCGAATTTCTTGTTACTCTAATCCATCTATTAACTGAAGATGGTAATGAAATAGTTGAAGAATATGTAACCAATCCTGCACCAAAATTTGTAGAAAATGACAATACATTTGAACCTAATGAAAATATAAAAATTCTATTTGATGTCGCATCGTCTTTAGTAACAATATTATTATAACCTGTCGGATTTGGTAAATTAATATAAGAAATTATTTCAATATCACCTGTAATCTGATTAGCACTTGCACTTGGAGTACTTGCAAAATTCCCATTTACCCCACTACCCCACCAATAATTATCACTACTTGCTCCATTATGCGCTAATAACAATGGCTGACTTGCTGCTGTTGTCTGAACTGCATCACCTGCTACTGTTAAACTATATAATTTCGCTGCTGCTTGACCTGCTGTTGCACCTGTTCCTGAACCTAATTTATACCCAATCCAATGAGCATCGTAACACACT